CACATTCGAGGGTGCTCGATATATATGCATTACCCTGCACCTGTAAATTCCAACCCGCTGCCCCTGTATCCGTTTGACCCCCACCGACTTTGATACGCTCAGCGACGTTGAGCCACCCTCTCGTGGAAAGAGCCATGGCACCTTGATTTACACCATGACCGTCATCGCCCCACCAAAAACCACGATCGTCCTCGTTATTCATCTGGAAGGTCATCGACCAATCGTTCAGGTCACCGAAAGTAACACCAGACTGCATTCCAATACAGTATTGATTGGTTGGATAGACACGAAACTTATCACGAGTACTCGCCGTGCTTGCTGAGAACTGACCCGAAAAAGATCCACTCGTACACGACACCGTACCACCACTTTGATTTGTTGCAGTTCCCACAGTACCAGATATTCTAGCAGCTGGAACAGTACCCAGTGAAATCGAACCATTGTTATCGATGGTAAATTTGTTGGTATTATTCCGGCGAATCTGTAGAAGTTCGGTGCTATTCGATCCCGCTACGATATACCACCTATTGCTGTGGTATTCAATCTTGCCAACCCCACTTCCGGGGTCACCTGTCCACACCGGTGTTGATGTCTGACGGATACTCGCCGAGGTGCCGAGATAAAGTTGTGATGTGGCACTAAATGTCGACGCCGTGACAGTGCCGACTGCTGCGTCGATATTACCACCAAAAACAGCCTCGTTTGTATCCATTTGTAAATAGAGAGCCCATCTACTATTCGCAGTCTGTACCCAAGAATCGCTATTGGCGACCCCCGACAGGAAATACATGCGATTAGAATTTTGGTGAATCATACCAGTGCGGTGATCGCTGTCACGAAGGTATAAAGTCGGTGAAGAACCAGTAATGACCATTTTATTGGCGTTGCAAGTGATTATTCCAGTCGAATCAATAGTTCCACTCGCATTCAAAGCCTCTGTGTATACATTATTCCATCGATATGAAGAGCTTCCGAGGTCGATACCACCCGCACTGTAAGCACCTAAATAATTAGTCGGCCAAATTGCATTAGTGGTAAAATGAAACCCTGCACCGTTCCCTCCATAATCGCGTAGAATAGTTCCACCGGCATCTATGAACATACCATGGTCAGTGTCACTGAATGAAGCGCGTATGTTCCCTCGCACTTCCAATTTACTATCCGGATCAGACACACCAATACCCACACTGCCACCACCGAGGATTACATGACCATTACCAGCAGAGTTAGAAATAGTAAAGTTGTTGTCACTTCCACCAGCATAACCAACATACGCTTTTTGACCACTCGAAACACCATCTGGATAGTATTCGATGTAAGTATGATCTGTTCCAACCAATTGTAAACTTCCACCATTCCTATTCACTCTTATAATACCCTCAACATCAAGTTTTTCACTCGGTGTCTTCCCAATCCCAACCTTATCCGTTGAGGTGGATAGGTAGACCGAACCAGTTCCAGCCCCTGTCCACAAACCACTATCAGAGTTGACAGACGTGAGACCTGATCCATTACCAGTCAAAACACCTCCAAATGTTATGTTTGTGCCCACATTAACGTCTCCGTTCACGTCCAGACTAGCCGACGGCGACGCAGTCGTTATACCAACGCGGTTATTTGTAGTGTCCACAAAAAAGTGTGAGGTGCCCACTAATAAATTACTCGTAATATTAACCTTCCCTGAGAATGTTTGAACGTTAATGTCACTCATCTACATTTACTTTACAAATTTTCTAAACTTTCTAAACGCTTCGAAATGGAAGCGACAATATTTTCCAAGAGAGAAATTCTCACATTCAGTGTTTTCAAACGTGAATCGTCCAATATGGAACCTTTCAATGTTTGCACCTCTTTATCAATTTCTTGAAGTGCCGAAACTGTCATTGTGGTGACGATGTCTTTATCAAAGGATTTCATGTCATACACCTCGACATGTGTGAGTCGAACCACTGGTGGGAGAGTTCTTTCCTCGAGATCAACTGTAAAATTTTGGTCGTCTATGACTTCCTTAATTTTGAATTCTCCACAATCTGTGAAAATCACACGTCTTTTCTCGAATAAACCTTGGCATGGTGCGTCCAACTTCACGAGGAATGTCATCGTCTTTCCACTAATTGGTGTTGGTAGTTCCAAAAAGGACTGTGATTTATTTACCAAACCCTTCGAGTGTTTTTCAACGTCTTGTGGTATAAACCCATAGGTCATCTCATTTCCCACTAAACTTTTTTTAGGCTTCAATTCTCTCAAGACTTTTACATTTTCTTTCGCGTCTAAAGTTGAAACATTTCTATGAAGTCTTTCGTCTCTCCACATTATACATTACTGACATTTTAATAGCTGAACGTCTTTACCGCCGCTGCGTTAGCACCTTGGTGAATGGTATTTAGTGTGCCATTCGTCGCATCAGGTGTGATGTATTCGATGAATATGTTGTATAACGCGTCTGCGACAGAAGCTGTGCCGTTATTGATATCAGACGAGGGTTTAATGATAATCGCACCAGCAGTTGTTGTCACGTCGGGTGTGGAGTTCCAAGGGTTTGTGCTTGTATTACCAAAGACGGACACTGAACCAAGTTTCAGGTTGGGACTCGATCCACCAGCCCTGCTTCCACCACCAACTTCGAGAGACATGTTACTAAACTCCGTGGCGTCCTCCACTAAGTGAGCTACGATTTTCGCGTAAAAGATGTTGGACGAAAATGTGAGTTTGATGGCTGCATTAGCGGGTGTCGTTCCGGTAGGAATAGTCCCATTGTAACTGTAAAATTTCTTAGTCACCCCACCCGCGTTTACGATGAGACCATCCGTTACTGTAGCTCTGTTTGTCGTAAAACTTCCAGCGGCGGTCACGTTTTGGGATGCGTATATATTTCCAACCACATCCAACTGCTTGTTTGCGGCTGGAGTAATAGTGCCAATACCAACCCTATCGTTCACTGCATCAACATACAGTGTATTTGTATCTACAGAAAAATTACCTGAATCTGAAATTTGAGCCTTCTCTACGTTATTGATTCCAAATGAGATGACTTGTCCAGTTTTTGCGTTTATTTTCGTCTTTCCAGCGCTGTCTTGTTTGATGGCGTAATCTGTAGAGTTCATGTTATTTGTTTCTGCGAATGTAGCGTCACCGGTTGTTGTTCCGTCGTAACCAATTCTAGCTGTTCCGATATGAGAACTATGGTCCAATCCAGCAGAGGCGTATAGATCACCGCTATATACGTTACCGATAGCTCCAATACCACCAGAGACCACAAGCGATCCAGTGACATTAGAAACAGAAGCTGTGCTATCCGTCACTGTAAGCGCGCCTGTGTATGTCCCTGTTGTGCCCGAAATGGCACCACCACTGTAACTCGCACCGGTCACCGCACCGGTAAATGTCCCACCGACTGCGGAAATATCACCACTGAAATTCGCGGTAGCGGCTGTCAGTGTTCCGGTGAGTGTAGGGCTGTCAGATAAGACGACATTCGTAGTTCCTGTGCTTGTGGTGACACCTGTGCCTCCGTCGGCGACTGCCAATGTTCCAGTGATACTGGAAGCGGCAAGGTCGACAGCCACCTGTCCAGTTTCTATAACGAGACCACCATTCGTTTTGAGATCTACAGCCACCGTGGGCGTGGCGGATTCAGCAGCCGCACCGGTAGTTATACCATCACCCCCCACTAGAGACGCCACGTAATCCCCGGACGTGTCAGTTCCGAGAGTGACATCAGAAGCGAAGGACGAAACCTGTAGGTTCGACAGACCACCACCATCACCCGATATCAGACCAGTGGTGGCTGTGATTCCACCAGCCGCGCTCGTGATTGCCCCGGAAGCGTATACGTTACCCAATACATCGAGATTGGCTCCGGGTGTCTTCCCTATACCGACTTTCTTGTTTGTAGCATCGACAAGAATGGCGTTTGTGTTCACACTCAAGTTTCCTACTGTGTTTAGAACACCATTAATTTGAGCGCTAGTTGCGGTGAATCCAGCACTCGATAGGGTCCCAGAGAAGGTTCCCGTCGTGCCAGAAATGGCTCCACCCGAATAACTGGCACCCGTCACGGGTCCTGTGAAGGTGCCGTTAACACCAGATACGTTACCACTAAACGTGCCATCAATGGCTGATATAGAGTTAAAAGTGGTTGGGACAATATCAGCTGAGCCGTCAAAGGCTACACCACCAATCAACCTCGCAGTAGTTAGGGTAGCCGCGGAGCCAGTTGTGTTTTGGTTACCACCTGTATCTACGCCGGGGAGATTAATGTCAGCTGAGCCGTCAAAGGCTACACCACCAATCAATCGAGCAGTAGTTAGGGTGGCCGCGGAGCCAGTTGTGTTTTGGTTACCACCTATATCAACACCAGGGAGGTTGATGTCGGCCGAACCGTCAAAGGCGACACCACCAATCAACCTCGCGGTAGTTAGGGTAGCTGCGGAGCCAGTTGTGTTTTGGTTACCACCTATATCAACACCAGGGAGGTTGATGTCGGCCGAACCGTCAAAGGCGACACCACCAATCAATCGAGCGGTGGTGAGGGTAGCCGCGGAGCCAGTTGTGTTTTGGTTACCACCTATATCAACACCGGGTAGATTAATGTCGGTCGAGCCGTCAAAGGCGACGCCACCAATCAGTCTCGCAGTAGTGAGGGTAGCCGCGGAGCCCGACCACGTCCCACCAGAAAGTGTTGCCGTTCCATCTGTTATGCTAGCACCGGAGACCGCACCAGTAAACGTCCCGGTGGTGCCAGATACCGCACCAGTAAAGGTTCCAGCCACCCCAGAAACATCACTTGAAAACGTGCCAGTCGTGGCCGTAAGTGCCGCGACGTTGGCGTCACCGGATACGTCAAGCGCGACAGTGGGTGAGGTGATCCCTATTCCGACACGGTTATTCACACTGTCCACTTTGAGAGTGTTTGTGTCCACGTCCAGAGATTGTGTGATTGATAGATTAGCGACATCTATCCTACCGTTCACATTGAGATCGTTTTGAACTTTCAAGTCACCCAGTATATCTACGGTGATGTTATTAGAATCTGGTGCTATCGAGGAATCTGTGTGAGTATTTTGTGTATACCCCACAGACAAACGTTTGGGTGTTTCATCTCCGTGATGGATAATGGCGACGTTCTTATCTGGATAGTTCATCACGATACCAATGTCTAAAGCACTTTGTGTGTTACCATTTGCGATGCCGATGATGCGGTCTTCGACAACAAGGTCTGTGTTCTTTATTTCTGTGATGGTGCCATTCGAGAATTGCACATTACCTAGAACTTCGAGATTAGATGTGATGACCATCTTGTCCCCACTCTTGGTTATGGGTGAATCGATGAGAACATTGCTGGCTCCAACTATGGGAACACTATTTTCTGAGAGTGATTGGATTTGAACATTGGAAGCGGCTTTGAACGACGTCGTGGGATTATTAAATTCAATGGTATGTGGGGTTGTATTACCGAAACCGGTCACGAGTCTGAGTGGGGGCTCAGTTGCAGTTGATGCGGAAGAACCCGACTCGGTTATTTCACCCGTTGTTTTATCATACATGAGAAGCACAATTTGAGGATCGGAAAAATCCTCCCTGAATCGGATGGGTGAGAGATACACGGCTCCAGGATTGGTAACTTGCATTTCAGTATTACTGGCGTTGAAAACGATGGTATTTTCTGCCTGATCATCTAATGCGTATTTACCAAAACGGATTTTGGTGGATCTCTCCACCGTCGGCAAATTCTTAACCATTTAATATAGTCTGCTATTTTAATTCGCGTAAAGGAGTCCCGCCATTCCATTTTCGATACGTAGAATGTTATAGTTGACCGCGTAAATGGGGTGATTTATGGGCATACTTTCACTGACAATTTTCACAGATTCCAAGCGACTGAAATTGAGGGTTCCCGTTGGTTGTAAGGAACTCGTCGATAGGCAGAAGCAGTATAAAAAGAAATCTGGTGAAGTGACAAAATTTGTGTGATAGTAGTTCATGACATCTATGAAATGTGGTTTACCCCATCGAGGTGTGCACAAGTCGAGACCATTGATTGTTATTTTGACCTTATTGGTTGGAGATGTTAGGGCTCCGTCGGTCGTCGTGTCAGAGGAGGCGATATATTTCACTGGATGATTGAAGTACAATTCCTGTGTTGTGTGGTTGGACGGTATATTCTTTTGAACCTGTGTGATGAGGAGGTCATGTCTCCTAGAAGCGATGTTACCTCTCTCTTCGTTATCGAGATAGTAATAGTTGGCGAACATCTCGATGTTGTAGTTGGAAGCCTCACTCCCCCAATAGATACGAGCTTCGACGTTGTGATAATTCAGAGCCACTAAGGGAAGGGCACACTGAGGTCCTTCACAGAAGAAGAAGCGTAGAGGGTAGAAGTATGAACGAGCGCTCACACCTGGGTGAGTGCCATTCGCAGATTTGGAGACGTTTTGGGCGAAGGTATCGATAGCGATCTTTTCAGTGAACACAGAGTCTTGTGTATCTATCACAGATCCGCCGATGAGAAGCTCGACTTTGTCGATGATCCGGTCCCATCGCTGACTGTCGAGGGCCTTTGTTGTATCATCTAGGGTCAGATAAACATAACCTAGAAGATCACCAGAACGTTCAAATTGAACACTTGACATGGAATTATTTTTCACTGCTCCATAAATCGTTTGTTTTTCAATGGACTGTGAAAAATTAGAATGTCTCTTGAAAGTGGAACTAAAAAACGATATCTCCGGTTTACCAATGATATATTTATCCTGAGCACCGACGGCGATAAGTTGAGTTATGCCAGCAGACATCGTTTGTTACTTTTAAATGAGAAAAATTACAAATTGGGTTTCATACACGTGAATTTCAGGACGAGAAAGTTGGGGGTACCCGTGGTATTGGGTGTAATCAGATCACCGGCTTGGTTATAGATATTTACGGTGAAGCGACCAATCTGACGAATGGGGGTGATATATTGTGTGCTCACATCGTATTCATCCTTAAAATTGTTGATGTGGTTTCCGGTGCCTACAGTGGTGACATCAGAAATGAGGCTCGCAAAAGCACCCTTCACGTTACCAATTGTGCCAGCACCGTTCAAGGTTCCAACCGCCCTGTCGTTGAAGTTGCTGTCCAGCTCTTTGATGGAAATGTAAATATGCTGGTTAGAAGCCTTCGTGTGAATGTGAGAAGCCACGAGTTTAGCCTGAACAACATTTTTCAGGGGGTTTTCGAGATAGCATGTAAAACTATTGGCACTGCTCTGCCCGGTAGAATCAATAGTTATCGTGTGATACTCGTAATTAAGATCTGGGATGGGAAGAACCATTTATATATGCTTAGATTAAAGATCCACCGATTCCCCCGGAGATGGAGTAACCGGCGTGATCACCTACGAGACCCTGAACACCACAGACCCCACCAGGTGTGAGAGACTTTGTGTAAGGGCTACCGTTGGGTGATCCAGGAACGCAATCCTCGCGGTGCTCGAGATCGAAGATGGACTTCTTACTGATGGCGTTAATGGTGATTGGCCTGGGCTGGTAGTTGCTCGACCTACCCTGAATGATGGTCAGAACACTGATGAGCGACATGAGGACCACAATGTACATCAAGGCGTTGCGGTTGGTCTTATTGAGACTGAACATTTACTATATGATTATATTTTTTTAAAGTGCGTTAAAGATATTTTTTTTAGTTTCTTCATAGAGAGTAGATGGACGAAGATATCATTCTTGATAGAGGACATACTACTGTTATGAAATTGGATGCTGATGAGCAGGCGCTCATGGATGAGATTGAAATATCTGTGCCACAACCCAGACGTGTTCCACGTCCTCAAAAAAGTGCTTTTGGGTCGCACCCCCCTGTGCAACATCAGGAAGCTATGGATGCTTTCGTGAACCCCAACAAACAGTCCGCCCCGGCGCAACCCACTCAGACTGAAGAGATTGATTATGGTGAGGATGACGTAGCCTTCGATGACGACGACATGGGCTCTCCAGGAATACAGGAGGAGAAACCTTCTAGTGGGTACACTTCTATCGACGAGGAGAAGTCTGATCTTCTCAACAAACTGGCTCGCCTAGAGAAGAAGGGTTTCGCTGTGAACAAGCGTCTCACCGCGTATTCCAACATTGAGGAACTTCGCGCTGAGGTGAAGAGAATCACTTACAGCATAGACGTTGAGCAGTCGATCCGGTTCTCCAGGCGTATGCTGGTGGCCTGTGTGACTGGTCTCGAGTTTTTGAACAAACGTTACAACCCCTTCGAGGTTCAATTGGAGGGTTGGTCAGAATCAGTAATGGAGAACGTAGACGACTACGACGGCGTCTTTGAGGAGCTATATGTGAAGTATAGATCCAAGGTCAGCGTCGCTCCCGAGGTCAAGCTCATCATGATGCTTGGTGGTTCTGCGATGATGTTCCACTTGACGAACAGTATGTTCAAGACTGCCATACCGAACATGAACGACGTGATTAAGCAGAACCCTGACCTTGTCAAGAACATGATGCAGGCTGTACAGAACACGACAAGGAACCCCGGGGAACCTATGCCTGAACCACCTATCGGGGGCACGGGGAACTATGAGATGAAGGGACCGGGGTTGGACATTTCCAGTTTGATGGGTGGTGTCATGATGCCACCTCCACCCCCTATGAATACAAACTTGAGGGCGAACCCCACCCCAACGATCGAGGAGGAGGATGACGAGTTCTCCGACATCGTCTCTATTTCAGGGGAGTCCACTGGGGGTGAAGTAAAGGAGGTGAACGTCGACCCCTCCAAACCCAAGAGAACTCGACGAAAAAAGAAGACTGAAATAAATCTCTGAAGTATATATAAATGATAGCGTATTGTCCGCTGGAGGAATTGGAACCTCCCCCTCGACAACAGGTCGTTGTCGAACAAGCCAAGCCCCAGGCTCCGGTTAAGGAGATGGGTGATGAAGACACAGAATTGAATTACGTCATCATAGCGTTCATAGTTGGCGTGATCATGTTAGCCGTCTCTGATTCTATCAGGGCGTAAATGGTAATCTACTTTGGGGTTTTCCCTCATGGTAAATTAATCATACACTTACCTTTTGGGAAATTATCTTTTTTCTCCTCCACGTGTTTTCCGTGGATTTTGAATCCACCGTTTCTGTATACTTTTGTTCGTTTGTAATACATAGCTGAAAAGATTGACCATGGGTCGTGGATGTCATATATGTGGGGGTTGTTCTTTTTTCCTTTCGTCTCTCTCATGATGCGTCCAATACTTTGAGTGATGTCAGACTTTGGGGACGCCAAAATTACAGTGTCCAACGTGGGAATGTCTAGACCCTCGTGGGCTTGACTGAATGTGGCAAAGATGATCTTCTTCTTCGAGGATTCTTGAAGATCCGCTTCTTTCATGCCACCCATATACAGTCCAGATGTTTTGGGAAAACATTGGTGAAGAAGTTCACAATGCAATCTCCTGTCACTAAGAACGAGTAGCTGTCGAGTCCCAGCTGAAGCCTTCTTCACCAACTCAACCAACATCTTGTTCCTGGCTCGATCCTCGACCAAATATGTGATCATGTTGGGCATTGAAATCTTACCATTTCTCATAGAGGGTGGGGGATTTTTATAGTTTGGAGAGTCATAAATCACAGGGAACACCTCGACTTGCTCTTGATTCTTTCTCTCAACAGCGAAGAATGTTGGACCCATGAACCAATGTAGAACCTTCGTGAGGCCATCCTTCCTCTCAGGTGTCGCGGAAAGGCCGTAAATATGTTTGGGACACATTTTGAATAAACTCTGACTAAAAACTTTGGCACAAATGTGATGAGCTTCGTCAACGATGAGTGTTCCAATACTGTCGAAGTCGTCATAGGAATATTCTTTGAGGGAAAGAGATTGGAGCATGGCAATCACAAAATCACACTGAACTTCCCTCTTATCCTGTTGCACAATCCCTATCGTAGCTCCTGGACAAAACTGTTGAATTCTCTCTTTCCACTGATCAGCGAGAAACTGTTTGTGTACGATGATCATGGTGCGATACCCAAGTTTACAAGCTATGGCCAGGGATACCGTCGTTTTGCCATAACCACATGGTAGAGATAGGACACCGTGCCCTGCCTTAATTGCGGCATCAAGTGCTTCATTCTGGTGAGTAGCGTCTCGGAGTTGTCCGGAGAAGCGGGTGGTGATTCTCGCTGGCTCCGGTCGTGTGTCGTGCTTTGGTGCCCCCAATTTATCAGTTCCGTAGAATCTTGGAACGCAGATTCCATTCTTAGTTGTTCTGAAAACTTTGAAAGGCGGTGGAGGAAATCCAAAGTCCCCATTTACGATAGGTCTTACAGTGAGTTCCTTTTTAAAATTACCCAAGTCAACTTCACCTGACTTAATAATGTATCCACTTCTGGTCAGGGATCCCATATTTACTTATTTAAAGACTTGAAACTTTAATTGACTATATGCCGGTCGTAAACATTGACGAAAACATTAAGAAGATTTCCCTAACCATCGAGCAGATGACACAGGAGGTATTCAGGCTGCAGGGTATGCTCCAGACCTTTAGGGACTTGAAGAAGGGTGGTCTTGAGACTATTGACCTTCCCAAGGATCCTTCTCAGGTCAAGGACGAGGAGCTCGAGAAGATCGAGGAAGAGAGCACCCAGGAGAAGCCCGAGTAATTTTCAACATTCCAAACTCCCTTAAATTCTACATCCACTTCTATAGCGTCTCCCTTTATTAGAGATTGAATGGGACGTCCCTCGACGTTGCACATCACTCTCCTATAACGGAACGGAATCTTAACTTTGAGAAGAGTGCCATCGAGGGGGTCATCTACATTTTTGTTCGTGATGAGATGTTTCTTTGATGTGTGCATTCTTTCAATAATCTGACAAACATTCATAGGGACTGTTACCCTCAAATATTTCTTATTATTGAAATCATACATGGGTTCATATACTCGAGCCAAGAACTTCATAGATTCTTGTTACGATAGATTAGAATTAAAACTATAAGTAAAACAAACGAAATAGTCAACACCTGGGAAAGAAGTAATGGTTTCAATGGCTGACGAGTTCCGAAATATTCATGACTGACAGTTCTGGACACTTCGATGGCAGCTTCGATACTAGAAAAGGGTGTATTCCTGGGTGACATCATGCCGCAGAGGATAACCTTTGGACATTTCCCCATAAAAGGGACCTGTCCATGTAAACCCAAAACGCCCGAAGATTGTGAAAATTCCCACTTCTCACCGTTCCACTCACTACCCCACCCGATCCTGATATCCTTTGGTGGAGGCAAACCCAACTGATGTATCACTTCTCTCTTGATGACATCAGGTTCACTTGCTAAGATTTCTTTGGACAGATCACACAAAACACACGACACCGTGTTTGAACCTGGCAAGTTTGAGACGAGGATATTCCACTTTGTATTGACGAGTGTTTCAAACTCGTCACCCGCGTGCACGTATTCGTCATAATCGAGAAGAACACATATAGATCCATACGTCGCACTTCGTATTTTCTTCTCGGCGTCTGAACCCCAATTGTCACCGATGAGTTTGAGGGCTGGGCTGTTGTCTATACATAAAAACAACATTCCATCACCTATGGTGGTGTTGTCACTGAATGTGGCTTCGTATCCGTCGTCCATATATCTCACATTTGTGAGTTCCACCCCAAAAACAAAGTTGACACCAATCTGTAAAAGTTTTTCTTCAATGGCGTCATTCATCATCTTACCCGAAACTTTTTGAGTGTACATATTTGAAAAGACGACATGATCAACGGTCTTGACGAATTCAAAAACTGACATATGACCCCACGTGACACCATCGATGTTGATTGGTAAGTGTTCCATGATTTTTTTACCAGCTTCGGAAAGTTTCGTGTCGAGCGCTTCTTTCAGTGATATTGTCTTGTATTTCACTGGTTGAACTGTCGCCCTGAAAAACAAATCAATTAGGGTGATGTAATCTTTCGGTTCAAAATTCTTCACAAGGAACTGATAAAAATCCGGTTCAACCCTTTCGAACAAATCATTCCATTCGAGATCCATCTCTTTCAGGAATGATTGTGTGTTTATGAAACCCCTGTCGAAAAGGGCTCTGTGAGCGTGGAGATCTCTGGTTTCTAAATCAGGCTCCCACCAAGAACCCCCACCTGACGTTTTTCGTTCATATACGGTGACGTCATGATCACCCGATCTCATGATCTCCCAAGCCAGTGAGAGGCCAGTGGGTCCAGCACCGACAATATGAATCTTCATTCTATATATAACTCACAAATTAAATGAATCCGGTTCTCTGACGTTCCTCGGGGGTCTTGAGTAGATACATGATGACCAGGAATATAACCGTCGATAGGAGGGCATACTCGATATCACCAGTCGCACTGAAGGCTATCGCCATCAGGGAAGCGAGGCGAAATGCCTTGTTGTCGAAAAGTTTCCCGAGTCTCTCAGGGATCTTAATGGCATTAGGGGCGAACAATCCTTGATACAAGATGATGAGGGAAAGGATGAGTGGTTGTGTTTTGATAAAAACTTCAGCTGGTTTTGTTACTGGACTAAAAAGGTTTTTAACCCCTGTTGTCATATTGTTATATTATACTTATAGAAAAAAGTATAGACCTAAAGTAGGAATATGTTGTGTATACTTAACCAAGCTCCAGTAGGTAAACCGCCACCACCAAAGTTATCTTCGAAGCAGAAGTTGAAAACATGGAAGTTTGCCACCAAATATGTATGGAAGGAACGCTTTTCAGATGACAAGGCGGAACTTGGGAGGTGGACCAAACAGGAACTACTCGAACTTGGACCAACATTTGTAAAATTAGGACAAATAGCTTCCACCCGTGGTGACTTGTATCCACCAGAGTTTACACGAGAACTTGAATCTCTTCAAGATAACGTTCCACCATTTGACTATAATCTAGTCAAAGATGGTTTGAACATGGACATTTTTAATCATTTTGAAGAGACTCCTTTCAAATCTGCCAGTATTGGTCAAGTTCATAAAGCTGTGCTAAAAAATGGTAAACATGTTGTTGTAAAATTAAAAAGACCCGGCATCTACGAGACTATGGAATCTGACACGAACACGGTCAGGGAAATCTTAAAGTTTTTCCAAATGATAGGTGTTGACACAGGGAACAGCTCAGACTTTGTTCTCAACGATTCGATACAATATCTCCTAGGAGAAGCCGACTACCGACAGGAGGTTGATAACGCTATCAAATTTAGAAAGTCCCTGAGAAATGTTGATTGGATCAAGATACCCCGTGTATATAAGAGGTATTGCACCGATGAAATGATTGTGATGGAATATGTACCAACAGATAAGATAACTGAGATCAAAGACAAGAAGATCAATAAGAAGAAAGTATGTGAAGCGCTTGTAAATTCGTATGTAATTCAAACCATGGAAAGTGGTCTTTTTCACGCTGATCCCCACCCGGGTAACTTGGGTGTCTCTAAAGATGGGAAACTGGTATTCTACGACTTTGGACTGTTAATTAAGCTGAGTGAGGAACTTCAGCTCGGGTTCAGTGACCTGTTCGTTTGTATCATCAACCGAGACACGAAAGGTATTGTGGACATCCTCATCAGACTGGGTGTTATTGTGCCAACATCATCGGATGTGTCTGACATTGAACTCTTTTTTGAGAACATTCTCGGATATCTCCAAACTCTTGATGGAGGGGCTATCATGAAGGACGACCTTGCCATTGAACTCGCCATGGAGAAACCCTTCGTCGTTCCTACCAGTTTTGTCTATCTAGCAAAGTCATTTTCACTGATTGAAGGAATTTGTCTCCAACTGGATCCAGACTTCAATTATTTCACATACCTCGAACCGATGATCCAACAACAATTCATCGACTCGATCGACATAAATGAGATTATCACGAGAACAACGGAGATTCCATCTAAAATTGGGAAGATAAGCTCGACTGTTCTCGGCCTTGAGAGGTCGAGAGCATCGATGAGAAGGTCGATGGTCAAAACGCGACAGGAAATACGAGTCGTTCAGTATAGCGTGATTTGCGCCCTCTTAGCTGAGAGGTTTAATGATACACCGATAGCGGCGATGTTAGTTGCTTTTGCCATGTGGATCACTTTTCGTAAAGATCGATCGATTTAGGTTTGGCTTTGGTTTTAGTCTTAGTTTTCTTGAAAATATCCTGATGCTCCTTGAAGATTTCCTTGACACGTCGCTGTTCGTCACGAGCGATGTCACCAATCTTATCCTTGATTCGATCAACCTCGGAGCTTCTCTGCTTCTGAATTTTCTTACCAACCTTCTTGAAATCATCAGTCTTTGTGAACCAAGTGGGGGATGTCGTAATAGCGAACATTTCGTTTGTTGTACTCTAAGGAAATTTAATTTTTAACCGTTTTAATTTTTCCTCAAATTCTCTACGTTCCCCTGGTGAATCAATAAGTTTACCAGTGTTTAAAGATTCAATCTCAGGTCCCGTAAGCTGCATAGAGTTGACTCTAAAGTCCATGAACGCCTCCATCGTCAGAGGGACGAGAGGTTGGATCAGATCGTATATAGCCGTGGCATACTCTTGAATTTCCTTCTGTGCGTGGTGATCCATTCTCAATTGCAAGAAATGCATCAAGTTGTGAAGATCCATCTTCCACACAAAAGAAGTATACGTGGATTGTGGTAAAACACCTCGAGCCTGCTCCCTGCATACCCCCTTTTCGAGAAGCTGTTCGTAAAGCTTGAAGGCGTCCTTGTATTGAGATGACAGCGCACCTTTCAATTCTTCACCTATGTCGACAGTCCCTTCAGAACCCTGGTGGTTCACCACGGATTGTCCACGTAGGATCTCCGGTTCGTAATATTCTTCATCAACGATGGAGTAACGCGCAGACATTTCATTCACGGATGCGGTCCTGTGCCGAAGCCATTGTCTCGCGATATACAGTGGCGCTTTGATCCTAAATTTGAAAACCACCAACTCAAGTGGGGACGTATGCCAGTTTCTCACGAGATACCTGATAAGACCCCTATCACCCCTTGTCGTCTTTGTCCCCGTCTGGTAACTCACGCGAGCTCCATCGACGATAGCCTTATCGAGATTCTCTCGAGGCATGTGATCCACGAGCTCAACAAATCCATGATCCAAAACTTTCTTCATTGTACACATCTATCCGTTTATTTCTTTAATCAGGTCACCGAGATTGGTGAAATATCTCTTTAGGTCCTTCATGAATCTTTTATTATTCTCCAAACACTCACACTCAGGTTTGTTTAGATATATCCAGGCGAGATTTGACTTTGAGTATTTGGTCCTCTTTTGATTTTCGTTGGGACGACGAGCTATGAGTTTTGTTGTTTTCTTTTTAGATTTAGGGAGCACCTCAATCCTGTTCACGAAGCTGAGTGCTTGCATCACAGTGTCTGCGAGGTCATCCTTTTTCTTGGACTTTTGGAAAACTTCCAACCAATCTAAGTTTGTTGGTCCATCTCTGATGAACTCTTCACATCTCTGTATGGAAACCTTTTTCCTTTTATTATATTGAGCCTTACCCGGGCCTGCCACATCTGGAATCTTGTGACGAGCGTCATACAGGATTGTTTCCGCTTTTGGACATCTGATGATGAAGTAGGCGTGAAGGAAATGCATGACAGATATCATCTTCTTGTTACGATCGGGTTGTTTCTCTATGAGAATCGTATCCGCTGTCAGAACCCATGGTCGAGCGTCTAAGTGGTCTCTCAAAGATACGTAGATCCCGTTCTTATGTTCAGGTGGTATACCATCGACATCCCACTGCTCGACACGGTTATGCTTTTTGTCATTCAGTAGACACAGCGCCAAATTCCTTATACCCACATCAATGCTGAGTATCATTAGTATAAAGAAGAAATATCTCTTTAAACTAGGATGAAGTGTATAGCGCATAGGGGATACTCTAACATGTTCAAGGATAACACGATTGAGTCCATACAAGGTGCTATCAACAGGGGATATGACGGGGTTGAGATTGATGTTCAATTATGTTTAACTGGTGAATTGATACTCTTTCATGATCTGTACGATGGTGATGAATTCATCTCAAATTTATCGATAGATGAAATACGGACACGTGGGATCATCACACTTCAAGACGTCTATGATAAAATCCCCGAAATTGAAGATACTTTAGTCATCTTGGACATTAAAGGTTCAGATTTACGGGTTGTTCAAAAACTGATTGACTTTTTCGAGCACAGGAAAACGGATGATGTCTACTTTTGTAGTTTCAACAGGAAGATCGTGTACAATTTACCACACTCCCTGAACAGAGGATCGACGTTCGAGACCGTTTTCCACGAGACTGAATACGACCGGGTAACATCTGGGCTAAACGTTCTCATCGTGCATTGGACGTGCTTGGATCACACTCTGATCTCGTATTGTGAGAGGAAAAACATACAAGTGTATACTTATACACATAAAGAAGACAAAGAGCTTGAATACATGTATAAATATAATGTCGATGGAATTATCACAAACGGATTCTAATTACTTACGAGCCAGCATAGCCATCATAGCCGGGTCCATACCACCCTTCTTCGACATCATCATCATCATCATCATCATGACCATCGACACGGAAGATGCTATCGCAGAAGGGATGAAAGGTCCGGCCATGGCCATAGCCGCACCAGCACCTATACCCTCGGCTCCAGCGGCCACACCGCCACCTATACCCTCGGCCGCATTCCCAATACCGGTCCCGATACCCTCAGCCGCGTCTGCAACAGCTTCACCGGCACCTTGGGTTTTAGACTCTGTTGTTTTTTCCAAATCTGTTGAGAGGTCAGCTTCCTGGACAACTTCCTGAATGATCGTGGACACCTTTTTCCCAAGCTGTTCAGATACAAACTTGATGGCTAGGTTCTGATCGATTGGGCATTCGGTTTGAGAAGCGAGTCGCATCATTTCAAGAGTTGGTGGGAATCCCAGATCCTTCAAAACGGTGAACCCGAGGGGATCTTGCACTAAATTTTCGATCTTCATTGTCTGATTTGCCACAATTTCAGTTCTAATTTCGTTGATGACTTCGTTTGTGAGCTCCGTATTCATTCTATTTGTTACATTGGTTTTGATTTCGGTGTAAGCATCTGTCTCAGATCCACCACTCATGACATCACCAAAACCACTTTCAGAGCTTGAATTTTCTGTCACAGCCTGATCGAGATTAGTTGCTATCATTGAACTCAGGTCGGTTGCGTCGCTTTGTTCAAATTCTGCGAGAACTTTGACATCTACAGTTGCTGTTTGATTGATAGGCATTCTACAACTGAGAGCCTGCACACCCTTCAGGTCCATCACCTGGTTTGCTATAACACTAGAATTGGTCATATTTCTTGAACTGTTGATTGCCTTGAAAACGTTTTCGTTCACGACAGAATTTTCAATGACAGTTTCGGATTTGGCCTTACTACCACCTCCACCCATTTGATTTCTACTGAGAAAAAAAATCCTGTTTTAAAGTAAATGAAACTTAACAATGTTATTTTTGTTCTAGCCATAGTCGTAATTTCTGTATGGATGTTCCAGTTGTATCGGAACAGGTGCTTCAATGTGGAATACTACTCCGGTATTGCGGAAGGTCTCGAGGAACGTATCAACAATTCTGAAAAACCTTTAAATTCCATATACGTCATGAACATCTTCAACCACCTCACAGATGATGAGAGCATTATTCAGGAAGCTTATAATAGTGCTGAAATGAACGACCGTAACACTCTATACATTTTATTACAGAATGTCAAGAAAGAAAATAAGAACGTCAAAGACAAATAAAATATCGATACATACTAAGCATGTTACTCTTATCAGTGGTCATCGTGGCTATCGCAGTTTTGCTATTTTATGTCAGGAGGGAGACATATGTGGATATAAGGCACACTAGGGAGCAAGCTTTAAATTTGATAGACAACGCCGAAAAGCAGGGTGGCTTTACTAAAAGTGAAATAGAAAGATTGGAAAAGTTATTAGACCCCGTGATGAAAAGAAAGAAAAAGATTTTGAACGCTGTCCTTGATTATGCTAATCAGGGCAGGTTCAAAGATACACGAGAGATTGTTGACCTCTACTTCAGTCCCTTGTTAAGATAAAAATATTCGAATAAAGTAATGAAGAACATTGAAGTATCCCTTCTGTTACTCTGTATTATCATTTTGGTGGGTGTTTTACAGAAGCATGTCAAAAACGAAAGTATCGATAGAAAGATAAGCGCTGTAAAAAAATTTATGAATTAACCGAAGAGAAAAACCCTAGAACGTATCTTTCACCCTTTGTAACAGTTGTTACTCCGTGTAAAAGTTCACTTCCTTTGTAGTGCACAGCATCTCCCTGTCTCAGATTGAGAACAGGTATATTTGAACAGTCGTTAATAAATGTTTCACGTTGTCTGATATTCATATCACCCCCATGCTGATTGAGTATCTTCTCTGTGTCATTTTTATTAAAGATGTATAGATCCCCACCCTCAAAATCCTTTTCATCAGACAAAAGTATATTGACCGTAGTGGCTGCGTCAATACTGTTATCGAAGTGCATAATGAGATCGTTTCGGACACCAGTATTGTAACGCCTGAGAAAAGCGTAGTTCAGGTGTAATCCGTGTTTGGATGCGAGTGGTAGATAATACTCTTTAACAAGATTCCATAGCTCGTGATTGATCGGTTTTGACTGCCCGAACAGGGGAATTTCTTGCATGGGGAGATCATCTACTTCTTCGGGGGTCTCTAAGAATTTGTATTTTTGTGATACTTCAATAATCTTTTCACAGTCACTTTTTGGTATCAGGTTTCTGTGAAAAGTTTTGCATGAATCTTTCCTAAAAAATAGGTATACGACCAGTGTGAGAATACCCACTAAGATCAGGAACATCACTATATTTACATCAGGAAAAAAAATCCTCATTTAATTTAGTAATGTCAGTGGATATATATTCACAGGCCTATCACAGTAAGTGGTTGGGGGATTCTTCATGTAGACGTCACGATTGGGAGAGTGATGAACATGGTAAAGACGGAAAATGGGTCATGCGACACAAGAAAGGTAGACATTGTGACATGTGGGGGGGCAACTGTAAATACAGACACTGGCACTATAATACGAAAGTGGATCAAAATGGGAACTTAGAAGAGGTGGATAGAAATTACGATCCTTACCCAGATTGTGTAAGATATCAACCTGACACTGAGGATGGTGGTCATCCGTGTATAGGTATTGGTGAATCGGAGTTAATTATTGATTCATCCGTCGGTCAGGACTTTGATGAGGGTGCGGATTACGGTTTGAAATGTAAAGTTGACAAAGATGACATCCTCACATTGATTCAACAATATGGAGAATCAGACAAGTTACTCGCTCCATCTGTGATCGGTAGTGCGAATCAGCGGGTAAATTTTCTCGAACAGATTTTATTTGGAACAGTTACAAAGTCTGGTAAAAAAGCTGGTGGTGATGGGTTCTGTTTCGACTCAGCTAATTTAGACGCGGTCGTTGGGGTTAGAGGTGAGACGTGTTATGAATTGATTCAGGCTCTTGTAAACAAAGAAACCGTAGATGACCTTGGATATGACTACTGCACGAAAAACCGTGAAGATATCAGGTGTGCTTGTATAAACGTAACTGGTTTAGATTTTTTGGAACGTTGTAAACAGAATCCCACTTGGGCGGGTTGTGCACAAATCCTCCAAAAGGCTGCTGATGTAGAGACCCTACTTTGCCCATTTGGATCTGAAGAACCATGTCCAACCTCTGATGCGTATGGTGGTAACCCAGACTGTCTCGCACCCGGGATATGCACCGGCACCCAAGTTGGTTTGGATGATGCCAACAAAATGTTTAGACCTAGAGAGGGATTACCATCTTGCAATGTTGATTTACACGTCTGTAATCAGCTCATGTTTGTCGATGACATCTCAGCTATCGGAGACCTAGAGATCAATCAATCTTGTAACATTGATGTGGACGGGATTTTGCGCGAAGAAGCTGCATTAGATGCTGGTATCGAGGCTGCCAAAGAAGCTGAGAGATTGTGGAAGGATAGTGAATTTGAGAGGCAGAAAGCTCGACAGGCTAGAATGGCTGAATACGCCAAAGAAGCCGATCGAATCCGCGGTGAACTCACGGATGCTCAGGCGGATGATCGGGACGCCACGCGAACCCTTCTCGGTCAGCTTGTAGCCCATAGGTCTGCGAATACACAGAAACGAATAAATGAGAGAATGGCGTGGGAGAACAAATTCAAATCTGACGACGCCAAGCGAGCTTTCGAAAGGGAGCAATATGAAGCCAGTAAAATCGCGGGTATGGACCCCAAAACGATCACTTTCTTCGCTGTTGGATTATTCTGCTTGATATTTCTGATAATTTTCGCAGTAAAAATGTAAATCTATAGTAATGAAGACGAGTTTGATATTTGCATTCCTTTTACTTATACTTGTAGGTGTTTTGTACAGATACACTGAGAGATATGAGTATGATAAACCAAAATTAAAAAAGAATGAAAAAATCTCCAAGATTGTGAAGGAAAAAAACATTACACAAGAAGATCTAGATCTAGTGAAAAAGGTATTAAAGAGATGAAATAAAATTCATGTATGTGGTGTTGGTGGTGTTGTCATCCATTTGATGGATCACCCCTACAATTACCTTATAGACATGACGACAGGCGAAACACTTTTACAACGACGGGTAATTTTTGTTCTTGGAGTTGTATGAAGTCTTATGCGTTAGATAAGTATGGTGTGAATAGGGGTGGAATTATTTGTGGAAACATCATAATGATGAGACGGCGAATGTATAACCAGTCGGGTCATGTGAAACCTGCCCCTTCTAGATACAGCCTCGATGTATTTGGGGGTAATATGACGATAGAAGAGTTTCGCAGAAATCAAACGATAGATACAGTCGAAAAGAAGGAAATTGTTTCAAAACCATACAAAGATAATATAATACCCTTTGTTTCAAACACGAAAAAGATGGATGAAATAAAGAATGCTAATTCTAACAACAACGCGCTAAAGCTAAAGAGGAATAAACCATTGAAAAGAAATCATAATAACCTTGAGTCAGCTCTGGGTCTTATCATCACCCCCAAATCCTAAAAGTCTTTTTTGTTTAGCAGTAGGTATAGAACGTGGTAAATTATCTGTTTTTCTGCTATGAACCCATTTTTCACCGTCGTGTGCCATCCAACATATGTCATACCTCTCTATCATTTTCCTACACAAAACACAGGGTAATGATATAGCGTCTCCATGTATGTTTTGTCTAAATACGACCAGGTGTCCATGCTTTCTATGTAGCCAAGTTGTGAATTGGTGTGGCTTATATCCAGACTTTAGACATGCGTGATATAACCTCCGTATCAACTGTCTCTCTGCACACATATGACTATTACTAAGGACAGAGGGTCCTTTGGACATGAAACTTGTCACTGTACAGTATTTCATACTTGACAGTTTAAACAAGATTCACCTTTGTACACAAAATCACACTTTTCACATTCACTTAGGACCTGAATTCTCTTTTTTGAGACCAATCCTTGTGAAAAACGAGTGAGTTCCTTTACTGTGTATATTCCGTACTGAATCATAACCTCCAGAGAAGGAAATCTCATGTACTAAGAGTACTCATCTTATCCTTAATTGAAGCACTGAAGACATTTTGGTAGCTGACCCTTCAGCTTAAGCATAGAAGCAAAGCCGTCTATGATAGGGGGAACCATCGTTTTCAAGATGATTTCAAATTCACTATCTTTATCACCCTTGTCGATTTGTTCGATGAAGTGGTTGAGAACACCTATGACGAGTTTCTTCTTCTGAGGCCCAAGGAGTTTCTTAAATTTAGCGGTTTCCATCATGAGGCGGGTGATGATAGGGGGGAGGTCTTCCTTTGTGATACCATCGTCGACATATTCGGTTTGAAGTTCTGCGATAGTCTTGAGTAGACTGTCACTGTCGATCTTTCCAGCAAACTTTTCTAAAAATAAATCCATATATAGTACAGATACAAAATAAAAATGGATTTGAATGAAATAATATCCAGCGTAGCCTTCGGTATCGGCTTTTTACAGATGTATGACCAGGTCAAAAGGCATGAGGAGAGAGTTGACGAGATTGTGGATAAAAAGATGCTCTATATCGCGTTGAT